TAATGCTTTTGATAAGATACATGAGTCTATGTCATTCTTCACTGATAACTGGTTGACGGTCACTGAATTAAAGTCAGTTGTATTACGTCTAAAGGAGTTCGAAAAAGATATTTCTTAACCCCATTTATACTATGTATTATACCCTATTCTATCAAAAAAGGTAAGAGAATAACACTTTAATAATATGGGTTTATAATACCCATAACACAAAAGGTGTCAATTAGATGCCTAAACACCAACAAGTAGAGTATAATACGTAGTATATTAAATAATAAAAGGAATTAAGAAATGATGGATAAAGAAAAGATTAAAGTTATTCAATATGTTGCAGCCCAAAATATGGAATTTCGTAAGGGTTGGAATGCATGTATGAAAGATAAAGATAGTGCACTGACTTTCTCTAGACCCACATACGACTTTGACGTGGGTTTTGCAGAATGTTTTGATTATTTAGAGGGAACACTACCTAGAGGAATTAAATAATACCCATTAAACAAAAGGTGTCATTTAGTTCCCACACCTTCCAGTTTTAGGGTATAATAGGTACTATAAATGATTGAAAAGGAGTGTTAAATGTCTAAAATAAATATTGATTCTAAAGGTTCTCTTGCCCGTTTAATGGCAACTGAAAATTTAACCGTCCAACATAAAAAGGTTTCAACTGCGTCGTTCGACGTTAAAAACCGTGTCTTAAGTCTTCCAATCTGGAACGATATGTCTGATGTTATGTATGACGGTTTAATCGGTCATGAAGTTGGTCATGCCCTTTATACCCCATTTGAAGAATGGAAAGAGTTCGTTTCTGAAAAACCAAATTTAAAAGATTATGCTAATGTGATTGAAGATGCTCGTATTGAACGTCTTATGAAAACCAAGTTCCCAGGAATGAAAAAGGTTTTCTTCGGTATGTATGATGAATTAAATATGAAAGACTTCTTCGGCATTGGTGCTGATGATGTTCAAACTTATGGTATCCTTGACCGAATTAACTTGTACTTTAAGTTAGGTGTTCGAGTTGATGTTGAATTCACTGCTGAAGAAATGGTTTTTGTTGACCGTGCCAGTACCACTAAGACATTTAAAGATGTTCTTGATTTAACTCTTGACCTTGCTGAATATGCTAAGAATGAGGACTTAAATACTGACTTCGATGATATCGGTGATTATGAACTTTCTGATGAAGAAGGTGAGGGTGAAGAATTCGAATTCGGAAATGATAGTGCCTCTTCTAATACATCCCAAGAACGTGGTGAAAATTCTAAGTCTGCTGGTGACGGTGAAATTGATGACTCTGATGATGAAGACGGTGAGGGTGAGGATGCTCACGGTGACGGTGCTGGTGGTGATAATGATGAAGCTCCAGCTTCTAAGACTCAAAAGAACTTTGATGACCGTATGGATGGTATGAATGATGAAAATGCGTCAAATCCAATCTATGTTGATTTACCAAATGTAAATGTGAAAGGTGTGACTCTTGGTTATAAAAAAACCCTTGAGGTGCTGAATAAACAGTTTGATGATAAAACTGCTTATTCTGGTTATTATCATGATGCTGATAATGGTGAAAGAAAGACTGTTCTTGATGATGAAATTCGTGCTTGGAAAAAAGATACTTTACCAGTTGTAAATTATATGGTTAAAGAATTTGAAATGAAACAAGCAGCTACTGCCCACCGTAGAACTTCTGTTGGAAAGACTGGTGTTCTTGATACTAATAAGATGCATGCCTACCGTTATGAAGAAGATATCTTTAAACGTGTTGCCACTGTTAAAGATGGCAAAAACCATGCTTTGGCAATGTATGTTGATTGGTCTGGTTCGATGAGTGATAAATTGCTTTCTACTGTAAAGCAGACTCTTACATTGGTTATGTTTGCCCGCAAAGTTGGCATCCCTTTCCGTGTTTATGCCTTTACTAATGCCACTGGTTTGAATCAGTATCTTGGTGAGGACAATAAGTTTTATGAAGATAATGCTCGTGATAATTTTACTAAGAACCACCTTTCGTTAGAACGTCTATCATTGGTTGAATTTTTTAATGAAAAAATGAATGCTCGTGAGTTCCAGAAAGGTATTGATAACTTCTACAAAGTTGGTGTTGCCGCTGGTTGGGGTTCTAGTCACTATCTTCAATGCCCTGAGGGTTTCAATCTTGGTTCGACACCGTTGAATGAAGCAATTATTGCGTCGTATGAACAAATTAGTGATTTTAAACGTCAGACTGGAAAAGAAAAAGTTAATGTTATTTTCCTTACTGATGGTGGTTCTAATGGAAATGAATCATATTATAGTGTTGATGACACATGGACAAAGTCTGGAACTAGAACTTGGGGCAGTGATAAACACCACATGGTGATTCGTGACCCAAAGACTAAAAAGTATATTGCCACTTCTGGTGATTATTTAGAAATGACTGCTGACTTGTTAAAGGGTTTAGGTCAACGTTGTGATGTGAATGTTATTGGGTTCTACTTGACTGACTCTCGTCATATTAAATACACTATTGAACGTGAAATGGTATGGCAAGACGGTGTAAATGCTAAAAAGAAGTTAGCCAAACTTGGTTATGTTGCTCTAAATTCAAATGGTTATGATAAGTATTTCATGATTAATGACAAAGCACTAGACAAGGTTGTTGAGATGCCTGAAGAGGTTGCTAAAAAAGATGATGGTTCAGTTAATAAAGCAAGGTTGAGTACTGCCTTTAAGAAGTTCTCTAAAGGTCGTAAGTTGAATAAAATGTTACTGAATGAGTTCGTTGCTATGGTTGCCTAATAACCTTTTTATAAACGTGGTCATTAAGTTGCCCAAGTTGACATTCTTAGGGTATAATACGTAGTATATTAAATAATAAATGGAGTTCCCTATGTCTGACAATAATTTTGAAGTTACAAACCCTCAAGCAATGTTCGAAATGTTTATGAGTCGTTTTGGTATGACTGCTGAAGAAGCGGTTGCTGAAATGAACGCAAATGGTTTCGATACTGAGGGTGTTGAATACCCATAAAACAAAAGGTGTCAATTAGTTCCCACACCGTCTAAAATTAGGGTATAATACGTAGTATAAATGATAAAAAAAAGGAGTAAAAAATATGTCTAAAAAAATTAATTTAAAAGATTTCGCCGCTGCCTCTACTGAGTTATTCGGCACTAACGAACTGACTCGTGCCCAAATGATGCGAGTTAAAGAAGTGTATGATGTTTGCGTGCCTTCTGCTATTTTTAACGATAAATCAAACTTGGTTTCTCGTGGTGTGTACCGTGTTCCTACTGATGGTTCTGGTGTTGTACCTGCTAAAGTTGTATCTACACCGTCAGTGACCACTAATGAAGAAGTCAAAGTTGCCAATAAAGTTGGCACCACTGATGCTATGTCTTTAGACGCATCTATCTCGTTTATCCCAAAAGTTGATACTTCGTTTGTTGCGTGGGGAAACGTCGGTGATATTAAAAAGATCTTAAAGTCTAAGTTGTTCTTCCCAGTTTATTTAACTGGTATGTCTGGAAACGGTAAGACGTTTGGCATTGAACAAACGTGTGCTACATTAGGTCGTGAAATGATTCGTGTGAACTTTACTGCTGAAACTGATGAAGATGACTTGTTTGGTGGTTTTCGTCTTGTGAACGGTGAAACGGTGTTCCAGTATGGTCCAGTTGTTGAAGCAATGAAACGTGGTGCTGTATTATTACTTGATGAGATTGACCTTGCGTCTTCGAAAGTGATGGCATTACAGTCTGTCCTTGAAGGAAAAGGTTATTTCATTAAGAAACGTGGTGAGTGGATTGAACCGTCAAAAGGTTTTACTGTGATTGCTACTGCTAACACTAAAGGAAAGGGATCTGATGATGGTCGTTTCGTTGGTACTAACGTTATGAATGAAGCATTTCTTGACCGTTTCTCGGTGACTATGTACCAACCATATCCTTCTGAAGCAATTGAGAAAAAGATTTTACAAAAGGCAGCTGAAAGTTTCGGTCTTCGTGACGCTACGGTTGATGCCTTTATTCCTAACCTAACAATGTGGGGTGACATTATTCGTAAGACGTTTGAAGATGGTGGAGTTGATGAAATTGTTTCTACTCGTCGTCTTGTTGATATCTTGAAGTCATACTCTATCTTTGGTAAAAAGGAAAAGGCAATTAAGATGGCCATTGAACGTTTCGATGATGAAACTCGTGAGTCATTTATGAGTCTTTATGAAAAGATTGATGCTGGTGTTGGTGAAAATGAAAAGTATGGTACTGAAGTTGAAGTTGACGAAAATGGTGAAGTTAAGAGTTTTGCAGTTTAATAATAAGGAGCAAATATGTTTGAAGAAATGGACAAGTTAGTAGAAGAGTTTTTTGATGTTATTGACGACATCACCGATAATAAGGAGAAATAAATGAGTAAAAATATTAGTGTATATGATAGGTTTGATGTTGAAGTAGAAGATGTCTATGGTGTTGATGGTTATTGCCAACAAAAGGAATGCCTTGGTGGCATTCATATAAAGGTATATGATAATGTAGCAGAAAAGGTTTCCGCAGAAGTAGATGATGAAGAGTGTTTTGACTATTCTGGTTATCATAAAAAGATTTGGATGTTTTCCCTTGAAGGAGTCGTTAATGATATTATGGGTCAACTTGGAACATCAGTAGGCACTTATGATGGCAAAGAAATGACAAGTGAAACTTATGATGAATTGAAGTTAGAAGTAAAAAAACAAATCAAATACTTTGTCAATGATAGTGCAATTGGTGCATGGTACACAGAACCTGATTATATTCAGGGTTGGGATGATGTTGTATTAAAACAAGAAGTATATAATTAAGGAGAAATGAATGGAAATTATTGAAGCAGTTAATTTAGTAGCATATTTATTAATAGGGTTTGTAACGTATAAGATTGTTATGATTCAACTTGATATTAACGAATCGAAACGAAAGTTGAAAGACCTTGAGTTAAAAGTGGATGATCATGATCATGTCGGAGGAAATGGTATTGGAAAATGATATGAAAGAAAGGTATGTAAAAATAATTGATAATTTTTTACCAGAACCTCTACTTTCCGGACTACTTGATTATATTTATGAAGCACAGCCTTTTAGCAAAAGGATGCCTTTTTCTTTTACAGAAAATGATATTATCACTAAAGGTTCTGTCACATATACATTGAAAGAATCTTTACAGTTGCCCGAACCTGTTGTTGATGATAAGTTTGTTCAGTTTGTTCATACTGTGTATAATAAGTTTGGTTTTGCTCCTGATACGCATATGGTACTTTTAGATCTAATTGATTATATTGAATATAAATTGAGTTCTGAAATATTAATAACTCTAAAGATTAATATAACTCTCCCCGAGCAAACCTCTAGAATAGCTGCATTTCATACCGACGCTAACTACGAAAACACCCCAAATCATAAGACTGCAGTTCTCTTTTTAAATAACACAGATGGTGATATTATTCTAGAAAACGGCACGAGGGTTGAATGTGTTGAGAATAGATTAGTTGTAATTGATGGATCCACGTTACATTCTGGAACAACTTGTACAAATTCAAATAAACGAACAACATTAAATTTTAATTATATAGGAAAGGATTTATGAAAGAGAATTTTAATTTTAAATATGGTGAGGGTAAAATCCTTGATGATGTCGATGACTACATTAAAGGTACATACACTTCTCACTATACAAACAAAGACAATGATGTTCAAACTTTAGATGTATTTGAGTCTAGAGGGACATTATCTTCCACGTCTATTGATAATGCTATTAAGTATCTAATGAGATATGGTAAGAAGAGTGGTAAAAATAAAATGGATTTAATCAAAGCAATGCATTATCTTGTACTTGCTACTGCGTTTGATGAAAAACGTGGTGAGTTTGACTCTGATACAATCTACGAAAAATAATAAAGAAAAACTTTACTTTATGTAAAAAGTATAGTATAATAGATGTATTAATTATGAATAAAAGGAGCAGTAAATGCAACTAAGTGAAAAGACAATTGGAATTCTTAAGAATTTCGCAACTATTAATCAATCAATTCTAGTTAAGGGTGGTTCTGATTTAGATACAATGAGTGTTCAAAAGAACGTTCTGGCAAGTGCCACAGTGGAAGAAAGTTTCCCACAAGAGTTTGGTATTTACGACTTAAATGAATTCTTATCTGCATTGTCATTATTTGATAAAGCAGAATTAGAATTCAGTGATACTTCGGTCACTATGACAGGGCAAGATGGTTCTACTACTTCTTATTGGTATGCTGATAAATCAATCATTGTATATCCTGAGAAAGAAATTACAATGCCTGAATGTGAAGTTAATTTTAAACTAACAGCAAACGTATTTAACAAATTATTACGTGCAACTGGTACATTAGGGTTAAATGATTTATGTATTAAAAACGTTGATAATAAGATCGTAGCAGAGGTGTGTGATAAAAGAAACGATACTTCAAATACATATTCAATTGAAGTTGGTGATTATGATGGTGATGATAATTTCAATTTCTTCTTTTTGACCGAACGTATGAAAATGTTACCTAATGATTATGATGTAGAAATTAGTTCAAAGAACATTAGTAAATTTACCTGTGGTGATTTAATTTATTGGGTAGCACTAGAGTCTGATTCTACATATGGATAGACAAGACGAATTCTTATGGGTTGAGAAATATAGACCCCAGAAAATTGATGATTGTATTCTGCCCGAAGCAATAAAATCAACTTTCGCAGAATTCGTTAAGAATGGGGATATGCCCAATTTGTTATTAACAGGTACTGCTGGCACAGGTAAGACTACTATTGCCAAAGCACTTTGTAATGAATTGAATTACACTTCTCTAGTTGTCAATGGTTCTTTAGATAGAAATATTGATACTTTGAGAAATGAAATAGCATCCTTTGCTAGCACGGTTTCTTTTGACGGTGGTAAGAAATGTATCATTTTAGATGAAGCAGATTACCTCAACCCTCAATCGTTCCAACCAGCACTGCGTGGTTTTATTGAGCATTTTAGTAAGAATGTAAGGTTTATTTTAACTTGTAATTTCAAGGATAAGATTATTGAACCGATCCATTCTAGAACTACATTGATTGATTTTAGAACTGGCAAAAAAGATACTCCAGAAATGATGTCTGGTTTGATGAAACGTATTCTTGGTATCCTTAAAGATGAAAGTGTTAATGTTGAATCTCCAGCAGTAGTTGCTGAAGTAATCAAAAAACATTATCCGGATATCCGTAGAACGTTAAATGAACTACAACGTTATTCTGCTGGTGGTGTTATAGATAAAGGTATTCTTGCTAATGTTGGTCAAACTGATGTAGTATCTTTAATGAAATACTTGAAGAACAGGGACTTTGGTAAAATGAGGCAGTGGGTCGTTGAGAATATTGACGCAGACCCAGTCCGTATTTTTAGAACAATATATGATAATATGCATGATTATCTTGCACCATCGTCAATACCACAGATAGTGTTATTGATTGGTGAATATCAATATAAACAAGCATTTGTACAAGATAGAGAAATTAACTTGGTAGCATTTTTAACAGAAGTAATGGTGGAGGCTGAATGGAAAAAGTAAATAAACAGATAGAGAAGTGGTTTTGGGATAGAGGTATTACTGAAAATGGTAAACCAATGGCACAAGCAATTAAAACATTAGAAGAAACAACAGAATTATTAGACGCATTAAATAAAAATGATGTTGTAGAAACTATTGATGCTATTGGAGATATCTATGTCACTTTAATGGGTGTGTGTCTGACTCATGGGTTAGATCTAAAAACATGCGTTGAATCTGCATATGATGAAATTAAAGACCGAACTGGTTATTTAACACCAGAAGGAACATTTGTAAAGGACGTTTAATATGAGTAGTAAAGATATTGAAGTGGTTTCGGAAGAGGTTGCAAGAAAGTTAATAACTGAACATCAAAATTTGGTTGTAGTTCATACTAAAAAAGGTTGTCCAGTTTGTGAGTATTTTATTCCTGAGGTAGTCACTCCTATTTTAAAGGAATATAATTACGTCAAAAGTGTTGTTGTAACAGAGCAAATGGCATTTCCACACGAAGCACACCCAGTAATTTTCTTCTTTAAAGGTGGAAAATGTGTTCAACACCCAATCGGGGCTGCTCCACCAGAAGCAGTTAAACAATTGATGGAAACGTTTTATGGCAAACCTATTTAAAGACATATTACCTGATTTAAACTTCGGGCATAAAAACTTAATTCGTACTGGGGATATGGAAGAAAGTGAATATGCAAAGAATAGGTTTTTAATTAACCGTTCTTTGAGTATGAGTCCGGACACGGTAATGTATGCTAATGATATGAATGAACACTATGACCTTGACGGTATGCTTCAGTATGATTATTTTATAAATAGTATTAGAAAAAAGAAGAGATATAATAAGTGGGCGAAAGCAAACAAAACTTCTTCTAAAATTGATATTATTAAAGAATATTATAATTATAATGAACAGCGGGCAGTTGAGGTTTTACCATTACTGTCTGATGACCATTTTGACTTTATAAAAGCCAAAATGGACAAAGGTGGTAATAATGAAATTTCAAAACGGACTCAACAAAATAAATGAAATTAATTCGAGGAACAGTTCAACACGAGAGAAGTATTTTGAGTGGTATCAAGAAGAAATGCTTGAAATACGGTTTGAAAAAGATGATGATTTTTTAAAGATTAAAGAAACATTAACACGAATTGGCATTGCATCCAATAGAGATAAAACCCTTTATCAGTCTACGCATATTTTACACAAACGTGGTAAATATTACATAGTTCACTTTAAAGAGTTATTTGCTCTAGATGGTAAGAATACTAATATTGAACTTGTTGATATTGAAAGACGAAATGCTATTGCTAGTTTATTGGTTGAATGGAAATTATTGACTGTTGTTAATGAAGAACAATTAGTACCAATGGGACACGTTGGACAGTTTAAGGTTATTTCTTTTAAAGAGAAACCAAATTGGGAACTAATTCCCAAATATAGTATAGGAACAATGTAATGAGATTCAAACGGTTTTATGATAATTTACAATTAACAAAAAAAGACGTTTCATTTCCGGATATAGTCCTAGCACTCATATTCCTCTCAGTACTAATCACTCTCATTATGCCTGTCTTTGCACTCTTTCTGAGTGCTTTAACCGTTCTTACTTTATATGTATTGACTCACCATTTATACCAACAGGTGAAATCTAAGATATATAAATAGTGTTATTGTTTAACATGAAAGGTGTACTATGGTATGTACTTCTACCACGTGCCAGTGGATAACAACTATATCTCAACTTGCTGTTGCAGTTGTATTTGTTTATGCTGGTCTTGTTGTAAACAGTCACATGGAATCATGGACTGAGTCGTTAGAAAAAGGTGCAAATGACCTTACTTCTATTAGCAGAAATATGAATACAATTTCGTATTCTATGGAATCTATTAATAGAGATATGGATGATATGAAAATGCAAGCAGATGATGTTGTGAAAGTGTCAACTCAAATGGAAATGCATATACACAAATTAGTAAATGATATTAACGTAATGACCCAACAGATGCAGAATATTAATCGCAGTGT